ACGATATTGATAAAGGTGCATTTAGCTATTGACAGCTGACGGGTATCAATATATATATATTAACTCAAACAAACAAGAGCCCAGAAGCAGTTCTCCTCCGCTGCTCGATTAGTGATGATCGACTGGGCTCGCCTACCCGGATCTGACTGGAGTCAGCTTAGTGCCACTCACGCGAATTAGAATCAAAGACTGCATCGTCTGCGGGAAACCCGTTCCTAAGACGCGCTATTCGTTGTGTTCTCGTGAATGCCGTGAAAAGCAAAAAGAACTGAAGCGAAAAGTAACGATTGAATGCGCCCATTGCAGCGTGTCGTTTTCGTTTTTTATGACGAGCTTCAATCATTGTCGGCGCTACTGTGACGCTTGTCAGAAAAAGTCTTCCAACAGATCCAATAAAGACATGCGCGAAATGATGAAATCTCGTCGTAACTACGAAGCGGATGAAAGCTCATGCCCCGCCGCGTGGATACCCAGTCGTGAGTATCCGGAATACATCGGCTCTGCAACGGAGCCAGCACCGATATCCGGCTCTGAATACGAAGAGCAAATTAAAACATTTTTGGAAGCGGGGGGCAAGATCACATATTTGCCGATTATGCCAGCCGACACTGGCGGCTACGGTGATAATCAACTCTATTTTCTGGGCAAAGAATGAATGAAATCACAGAAATCAAACTTCCCAAAAAATCGCTTCGCTCGCAAAGGACCGGACCAAGTGGGGCGAATACTAACGACGGTCTGGTCACCCGAATCTGGACATCTGCGCTGGTCACCACAGCGCGGCGAATATATCGATAACGATCAAGCTCTGAACGAGGAGGAACTATTAGCCAAGCGAAAACAAAACTATCAGGACTCATTACGACCGAGCGGGTCAAGCGAGGGCTCAAAGCAGTCTTCGTCGGTAAACCAAAAAGCGGAAAGACGACCCTCTGCGCATCCTTTACTAAGCCGCTACTTGGAGACGTTGAAAGATCAGCTGAAAGATACGGATTCGCGAGACTAGATTGGTCAAGTGCGGATTTAGCGACCATCCTTGATCAATTTCAAATGCTTTGGACAGAACCGCACGAGTACAAATCGTTCTTTATCGACTCAGCTGATTGGCTTGAGGCCATCATCTGGAAACAAGTACTTGTCGATAATTTTAAAGAACACGCAAAGGATAAAAACATTGACGATATCGGCTACGCCAAAGGCCGAATCGCAGCTGTGCGTTACTGGAAGCAGGTACTTACTGCTTTAGATTATTTGCACGAGACGATGAACATGCACGTCGGCTTCGTGGTTCATAGCCAGAAGCGAACGGTAAAAGACCCGCTGTTGCCCGAGTACGATCGCTGGGAGCCCAAGCTCGACCAGCGAGCTAGCGGATTGCTGACAGAATGGGCGGAACTGATCGGCTTTCTGACACTTGATAGCGAAGTAACACGCATTGCTGGAAAAGAGAACGTCGAGTTGACACAGAAGCGAATACTGCACGTGATCGAGACGGGTAAATACTTAGCTGGTAATCGTTTCGGTTTAGTTGAACCGATAGAAGATCCTGACTTTGAGAAGATTAACAAACTAATTAATACGGATAAAGAATGAGTGAAACGATCCTTTTTGACCCATCGACGACGAGAGTGGAGATTCGTGATCGGATCTTACCGGCTGGAAATTATACTGGTACGGTCGATTCGTTCGAGCTCTGTGATCCGCTCGAGAACGGACAACAGTACAAAGTAGTCTTCCGCGCTGGTGACGGTACATCCACACTTAGAAACTGGATTGGACACAGCAACCCGGTCAGTACAGAAATCGGTCATTTATTTCTTGCGAGATTATTTCAAGCGCTTGGCATCACTGAACGGCTTACGCTCACGAACGGCAATAAATTATTGGCGGGTAAGCCAGTCGCTTTCGGTGTGCGCGGTACTGGTCAGTATGAAGTTAGTAAACGTACTAACAAACAGTACGAAAGGACCGAAGTTAAGTATATTGCTGCAGATAAAGACGGCTTACCCGCATTCGATGAAATGCCGGTATTCGATGAGAAATTAACCACAGGAGCGTCAGCTCCTTGGTAATCGGATTAGGAGAGAACGATAGCTGCGAACACCAGGTACCACTCGCGTGGGTTTAATCATTCGCGTCGTGCTATCAAAGCGATGAGGATCATGCACCGAAGCTCTCTCCTAATAACATAATATGAATAGACGAGTACAAGTTTTATTTACGTTGAGCCCAGAAGTCGTAAACGATTTACAGAGCATCCCAAAAGGTGAACGAAGCCAGCTTTGTGACCTAGCATTGCGGAGGATACTTGCAACCCCAGAATCTACTAGCGAAAGCTCTACGAGACTTAGAACAGACACGTACAGCTCGAACAGCGACCGAGAAAGCAAACGAAGCGTGGACGACGACTCAGAATCCACTGGCCAAAGTCGAGACTGAACAGTTGTCGCTCAATGAGGACACTGCAGCTCCTGCGGTGGACCAAGCACCAGCAAAGCCGCGTCGATCGCCGAGCATCTTTGAAGACGTGGCTTTGTTCTGCTCACAGATTGAAGCAGCTCCACAGTTGATTGACGGCGTACTAGAAGAAGATTCGGTAGTCGCCTTAGTTGGTCCACCGAACTGTGGTAAATCGTTCTTGGCTCTGGACTGGGCCTGCTCTGTCGCTACGGGTCTATCTTGGCAAGGACACGATACCGTTGAAGGTCCAGTCGTTTATCTAGCTGGTGAAGGACGACCAGGACTGCAAAGGCGTATCAACGCCTGGCAGGAACAATTCGGAGTCATTCAACCGTCACGTATGCAGATCAGCACACGCGGTGCGGATTTAACGAATCTGGAGCACGTTAAAGCGGTCGCCCAGGCGCTGGAAGGCATTACGAAGCGGTCTGGTGAGCCACCGAAGTTAATCGTGATCGATACCGTTGCTCGGCACTTTGGCGAAAGCGACGAGAACTCTACGCGAGATATGAATAAGTTCATCTCGTTACTGGATGACTTACGACGTGTCTGGAACTGTACGATACTGCTCGTACATCATACGGGTAAAGATGCGATGAAAGGAGCTCGTGGTTCTACTGCTCTACGCGGCGCTGTAGATACGGAATACGCGCTTAATTCATCCGATGGAATACTTAGCTTAGTATGTACGAAATCAAAAGATTCTGCGATACCAGATGCGGTGACAATGCAGCTCGAAGAAGTACAGCTCGAGTCAGTCGTTAAACCGGACGGCTCACCCGTCACGACGTGCGTATTACGTGGTAGTGGCGATACGGGTAAGCGGTCGCATTCAGGGTTGTCTGGCAATGCGTTGATCTACTGGGACAGCTTTCTCGAAGTCGAGAGACATGCGCGTCTACAAAGCGATAATCCGGCTGACATACCGACTTGGTTTCTGGTAAAAGCGGTTAACGCGGTCTGTAGTAAGAAAGGCGTCAATCGATCGACGTTAAGTAATATCAAAGCCAACTACTCGAACTTCTACGAAGAGCTACACAAGCTGCTCATCTTCAACAATGATCACGTAGCCAGACGAAGCGCATTAGATGTTCAATAGAATTTTTTGGATTGGTTTTGCTAATCGATTAAACCAAATGAAAAGTATTTGGCAAAGTAAGCCCGTTACCGTAATTGGTCATGATGAGGTATTTCGTTGCCCCGATTGCAAGGGCATTTGTGTGAATATAAATATTGTTGATCGTAAGTTATTGAATCAAGAAGAAGTTAAGGAACGAATCGGCGCAAATCAACACGACCGAATATTTGCTGCTGAATACGTTTGCTTAAAGTGTGATTACTCTTTGGTGTGCACATAAATTTAATAATCTATTGTTCAATGAGATGTTCAACTACTCAGCTGTGTTTTGTTCAACTGTTCAACCAGTACTCATACGCAGATGTGTTCAAACGACTGTTCAACTGGCGGTATATATATCCCCCTCTTACAGAGGGGATATATACCAAGACAGCGTTGACACCCGTAGTATCCGATAATTTTTGATTGAATTGTTCAATGGCCGGTAACGCACATAAACGCGACGTAAAGATCAGAAGCTGTTTAGCAAAGGCAAACACCCCAGACTTTTGGACGAAGCTCTGGGAAGAAGTCGCCGCGATGGACAAGTATGACCGTCGATATCGGTGTGTACTGGATAAATACAAGATCC